ATTATCTAGAGTCAGAGTCATCATAATCTATAATTTCACAAATAGAATCTCCGGAATCTATTGAAGATCCTTTATCTAAAATCTTTTCTAATTCATCGTAAGTATATACTTTACTAAGTTTTTCAACTATTATTTTTCTTTGATTATCTTTGCTATATTCCTTTAAGTCAGATGATAACATAGTTTTAGCAACTCCATAAATTACGCTAGCAGCCCAATGTCCATTCCTTTTATCGTTTGCAAGTGTGTGATTTGCTTTAAAGATTATATTCTTTGTTTCTTTTATTGCATCATCTTTTTTTAAGTAATTACTTAGAACCATTAAATCTTTATATTTGAAGAAGTATGTAGCGTTATCAGTAGCATATTTAATGGTTGTATTAGGATTTTTTATATGTTCTTCTTTTTCTTCATAAATTCTTTCTGCAATTATAACACTATTTAAATTTACTTTTCCACTTTCATCAGGGATAATATAAAATTCATAATTATAGAAAGGACTAGT